TTGCTGGAAACGCTAATGCTTTTACAATGCCAGCATCATCTACCATGCCTAAGTTTTCTAAACCTTTCAAATAAAAGGCATCATCAACTCTAAAGAATCTTCTTCTGCCGTTTACATATGCTGATAGCACATCCATACCACTAGCATCTTTTGCATCTATTTCTACTGCTCTTCCAGATAAAACAAAGTTTCTTAATAGTTTTTGTAAGGCATCATTCTTTGAACCAGCAGTAACTATTGATAGTTGGTTTCTATAGATTGCTTCTAAGAATGGCACATCGACAGCCTCTTCAGAACCTTTGAGTTTTACATTCAAAGGATTACCAGTCATCATACCGCCAGCTATGTTAGGACCTTGAATAGAATCATCTGCCATCTTTCTATAGAAAGGATAATACACAGAGTCATCCTTCCAGATTTGTGCAGTAGACCTAAGTTCTATTCTGTTTTCAGGCTTAACTCTTTCATTGTAATTTCTAGCAAGCTCTAATATTTCTTCTGGAGTTTTGCCCTTAGTAGATTCAATACCAGCCTTCTTTAAAGCATCTGTAATTTCTTTTATGTTAGGCTCATTAGATAATATTCCTGAATCAACAGCAAAGTCTATTGTCTTGTTGTTGTATTCTTGAAAGTTATCAAAGACTTCTTTTATAAAAAGATAATCCTCTCCTATTTGCAATCCTTGTTCTATCTCTGCTTCTGTAAGTGGAATTGGCTTGCCTTTTTCATTAAGCTTTTCTCCTCGTCTGGCGATAAAATAAAGCTTGGCTAACTCTTCATAATTAACATTATCGTTTTCAGATTTTTGATATAAGGGTGCAAAAATATTTATAAGATTTAGTTTTGAATCTTTTTGTACAGATGTTAGTCCTTTATCTAGTGTGACAAAACCATGCTTTAACATAGAAGCAAAGATACCTTTAGCTTTATCTACCCAACGCAATGCTTGTATTGCACCTGTTGCGGCATCTGCTTCTAGTGTTCTTAGTGCTTCATTTTTTGTAATGCCCATCCTGACAGATAATTCTTGAACAGCATTTTTATCTACTATATTTGCTCTTAGTGTAGTAAGCCATCTCCTTACAGGAGTATTATCATTAAGTAAGTCAAGTGCAACTTCTCCATAAGACTGAGTAGTTCTTGCTGGACCATTAACTTTTTCTACAAGCTTTTCATATTTTTTAGGTACTGGTGCATCTGCCATTTTAAATGCTGGTATATCTAGGTAGTTGTCGTTGCCACCTTCTTCAAAATCAAAGGCAACCTTAAGAGCAAAACCGCTAGCATTGTTATTAATTCTAGGAATGGCAGTAGGACTAGTGTTAGCTACTTCTGCATCAGCCTTGGCTTGTGCTTCTATTATTCCTTTAGTGTCTGTTATTACAGAACTATTACCTTCTTCAAAAGGTTTGGTAGGTGGTGGTGTTATCCCTTGTTCTTCTGCGAATTTTTCGTAGACTCTGTAGATGGGGAGATAAAGACTGCTGATGGCGGCTCGCTGTACAAAGGATGCGTCTCCGGCAAAACTGGCATCTGCAAGCGTTTGGATAGCTCCTCGATAGTCGCCTGATTTATGTTCGTAGTATCTTCCTTCTTGTCCATATAGATTAAGATTATACTCTGTTTCTTGTGTTGGGAAAACCTCTCTAAAAAATTCTGCAAATGTATCTAAATCATTTCGATTGTAGTTTGGTTTGTAAAAACTAGCATCATCAATAAAAGTCACACCATTGGCATTTTGATGTGTCATATAAGTAAAGTTTTTAGTATTGTCTCGCTCTTGTACTCTATTAAATATATCTCTTAATTCTTGAGCTTTAAAAGGTTTGCCATCTCTACGCTCTAAATAAACTCCAGTCTTTTGATAACCTCTTGCTTTGGGTTGAGTGACAATTACAGAGTCTTGTAAAAAAGCATCTCCCATTACTTTAGCTACAGCTTCTACAATTACAGGCGGTTGATTAGGTAAAGCTATTTGTGTATTTAAGTTTAGTTCTCCTTCATAAGTTCCAGCAGACACTCCTAATCTGTGTGATAGTCCTAAAGTTCTTAAGAATCTATTTGATTGCCCTGCAGTAGTAGCTTGTAGCATATCTTTGTACAACTGATTTCTTGCATCTTGAGATATTATTTTTCCTACAGGTGCATAACCTCTATCTCTACCAACCATATGTTCAAAGGTAATGAATGTTGCAGCGTTCAACGCTGCTTCCTGCAACACAGAAATATTACCAGTCGTATTTGTTCCTGTCTGGTTTGTAAAAGTTGGTGAGTAAATAAAGTAATCTTTTAATGGCGTATCCATTTGCCATTGTCCATTTTGCATCATAGCTTTCATTTCATTTACTTCTGTCTTTGACTTTAAAGCAGATTGTTGAAAGCTACCTTCGTTAGGTACATTAGTTTTATATCTTTGATAACCCCATAGCAAAGCTTGTATTTGATGTGCTGATGGGAAAATATAATCTTTACCATCAACTCTATATGTTCGGTCTGCTAACAGTTGCATTTGTGCTTCACCAATTTGATAATCTAAATCGCTGGCAGATGTAGGTTCGTTTCTAAGATTAGGTCTTACTAATCCTAAGTTCCTTATCATGTGTCTATCTATAACTGTAAAAGGTGAGAACCTTCCTTGTGCTAACTCTTTAATTGTTTGAGCATATGTTGCAGTTTTTTGACCAGTTTTTTTCCTTTCAAATAATCCATCTTGATAAAACTTAACTAGTTTATCTATTCGTCTTGGTTCTTTTTTACCAACACTATTTTCTAACAAAGCTTTTTTAAATTGTTTAGGATTAGCAACTGGGTCTATTTTTCTAGCCTCAATCATGGTACGCAAAGTATCCTTAAAGTTTTGTTCAGGTGTGCCTTGTTCAGAAGTGACTCCAAAGACTCCACTAAACTCTGTGATGTTGGCATCTCCTATAAGTGCAGGTAATTGCAAAGACCATCTTTGATACCAGTCAGCATCTACACCTAAGCGTATAGCTTCCTTAACTTCATTAGCTAACTGCCTCATATCTTTAAAAGGTGGTGGAGTTTGTGTGCTAGTTGTTTTAACTTCATCATAAAGATTTCGTAAATCTTCTGCTTTAATATTTATAACACCTTTATCTCTTGCTAGATTTATGACTGCAACTTGAGCATCAGACTCTCCCAGTAATGTATCTATATCTAGTGTAGGTTTTAATCTGTAAGCAGGGTCTGCTAAATAACTATCTAAATTATTTGTTTTTCTTATTGCATCACTATCACTAGCATCTTCTTCACTTACAATTTTTTGAGCATCTTCGGCTCTTAATTCTGAATTCAATAACCTGTCGCCAAAAGCATCTGTGTCTCGTCTTGAACGAATAACATTTCTTTCTCTAGCACCAATCACTCCACTATTAATATCTTCTAAAATTTTGACTGGACTTCTAAAGTCACTATTAAAAGTTGCTCCAACAAATTCTCTAAAGAAATCTAAAATCTTTTGGAAGATAGTTCTTGTTGGTTTGTTTAAAACTTCAGGATTAGTTGTATGTAATCTTAATAACTCAGCAACCATTTCTTCTTCAAGCATTGCAGAATCTTCAGCTAATACGCCAGCTTGTACATAATCTTTATAAAGTTCTTCTAATACATTATCAGGTAATTTTGCTTTAGCTTCTTTTACTAAAGACTCATGTTCTCTTTGCGTAATCAAATCTAAAACACGCAAGCTATGATATACCTCATGAGGAAAAGTTCCTTGTATTTGTTCTTCAAAGTTTTTTCTATCGTAAGTTTTATTAGGGTCTATTGTTCCCATATAAAAAACTAACTCTTGCATAGCTTTATCTGTTTCTGCTAAAGGATTAATAGGGTTGCCTTGTGCATCCTTAAGTGTTTTTAAAGCTACTATGTTTCCATTGTCATCTCTTACAGCATTTCTTACTTGTCGCATTTGGTCTGTAAATCTTAAACCTATGTCATTAAGACCTAATTCATTTAAACGATTTCTTAAATCCTCATAAAGAGAATCATAAGTTTTATTTGTTATAGGGGGGTCTAAGGCTAGAACTTCAACTTCTGCTGGTTGATTTGCCTCATCGAACTGTCGCTGTTCTTGTTGTTGTAGAAATAAAGGATTACCTTGTACTCGGTTTCCTACTTTAGTTGCACGACCACTATTAAGTAAATCGTTTTTAAATTTATCTCTTTGTGTTTTTGTGTTTGTTAGATTCTGTGATTTAAAGAAAGCTTGTATTTCTTTGTCAGTAATTTTGCCATTAACATATCCTTGATAAAAAGCATTAAGTTGTTGTGCTGTATATTGTCTAGGTTTTAAATCAGGTATCTTAGTTAAAGTATTAAATCTAGGCAGACCTTGTATTCTAGTCATCAAGAGTTCTTTTTGACCCCTGTTCATTCTAGAAAACTTAGCTTCTCCTGATAATTGAGAGTTAATAAAATCAAACTCTGGACTAGTAATATTTCCGTCAATATTTTTAGCTGCTAATATTTCTTCAAAAGCTTCAGGACTTACATCTATTTTATCTTTGTTTCTGCCAATAGCTTTTATGTTCCCTAACTGCTCGTCTAATCTATAAATTACATTTGCTCTATCAGATAAAGCTTGGTTAAAGTCTTTTGGTTTCAAAAGCTTTTTGACTTCAGGTATTGTGTAATAGCCTTTCCTTTCTATACCTTTTGCATCTGCTATTTTATATAAATCTTCTATCAAACTACCTTGAGTTTCTTTCATTGCCTCTTGGATAGGTGAAACAATATCGCCATTATCATAGCGTTCCATAAGGTCTTTTGCTCTTTCAGAACCAAACTCTGCAGTTAGTTCTTTTTTCAGTTGTGCTTTGGTTTTCTTTCTGCCATTCGGATATTTAGGTGGAATAGCATCTAATGGATAGGCAGGTCTATTTAGAACAGTTAATTTTTCTAGTTCCTTTATTTTATTTTCATCAAGCGTACCTTCTCCAGTAAGGTCTCTTATCATTTGTGCATTAAGAACTTTTTCTAAGTTTTCTATTTCATCTATTCTAGCTAACTGTTCTTGCCTTGCTTTGCTATTAGTAGACTCCATAATAGCAACTTTCCTAGCATCAACTTGATTGGCTAAAGGGTCATACAAATTTTGAGTTAGTTTTTGAAGTGTTGGATTATCTTTCATTCCAACAATATCTGATATTTGACTACCAGTATCCTGTATAAATTTTGTTCTTAATTCATCAGCTACTACTAAAGCATTTTGAGATGCCTCTTCCATTGCACCTAATACATCAGGATTTGTTTCAATTAAATTACCATCCCTATCAAAACTCTCTATAGGTATAAAGTGATTGCTGTATTCTGTTCCTGACACCATGCCAACAACAGAAGAAGAACCATCTTCATTATTTAAAACCTCTACATTTTCTAAGAAAGGAAGTTCTTGTATTTGAGATGTTGTAGCGTTTGACTCTGGTATTGGTTCGCTTTTTATTAAAGGTCCAAGACTACCATCTTCTCTTTGACTTGCTGCAATAAGAACATCTTCATTTACAAAAGGTACATTGTTATCATATATTGATTGTTGTTCTGCTCTTTGTTTTGCTCTTAATTCATCTGCTTTTTTTCTAGACAAAGTTTCTTGTTCTAAATCATAACTTTGACTAATACGAGCAGGTCCAGCAAACCCTCGTAATACTAAATCAGCAAAAGCACCAACAGCACCACCAGTCACTATGCTATCAAATACAGATTCTCCAACAGGTAGTTCATCGCTATATACACCAGCAGCTACTGCATCTTGTAATATTTCAGCTAACCCTTCTTGCAATCCTTCTACAGTACCTGTAGCCATAGCAGATTTAATTCTATCTAAAACATTAAGTTGTGTTGCACCAGCTTTAGTTATTTTTCTTAATAAGAAAGTAGGTGCAAATATTTCTGTAGCACCAATACCCGCACCTAATATTTCAGATAGAATTTCTTGACCTGCACCAACATCTTCACCCAATGCTTCTGCTTGTCGAATTCTTTCACCTTGTCCAGCTATACCTGAAGGCATGGCTACACTTAGAGCAGAAGCAGTTTGTACTTTATTTAATCTTTTAGTGACATCATCTAAACTTTTTGTTAGTTTTTCTGTAAGTTTTGGATTTCTTCCTTGCAATACACTTTGATTTACTAAACCTTGTAAGTTTTTAGCTTTGCCTGCTAACCCAGTAATTCTTGCTGCAGCAGTACCCGGAATCAAAAATGCAGCAAGAGAACCTAAACCTTGTCCAAACTGTGTACTAAATCTTTCTTCGTATCCTTCTGCTGCACCTAAAGCACTTTCATTTATTACTTGTTGTGCATTTCTTAAAGCATTGCTAACTGCATTATCATTATCGTTATCAAATAAATTAGCTATACCTTCTCCAGCAGATAAAAAAGTATTTGCTAATCCTCTTGGTATTCCTTTAGCAACCTCCGCTAAATCTCCACCAAAAGTAGTTTCAACTGGTTCTGTATAAGGCTCTATAAAGTCAGGATACTCTTGAGCTAAAGTATTTTGTAATCTAATAAGATATTGTCTATCAGGATTATCAGGAACATTTACAAATCTACCATCTGGTAAATTATATTTAGTAGACATTAACTCTCCGCAGGTATTAGTAATTCAGACAAACCAGCTATTCCTTGTGTATTAGTATTACCGCCAGATAATTTTGCAATGATACTATCTAAAGCTCTTTCAGCATCTTTATATCTTGACGAATCTGTATCTAATGTGCCTGACAAAACATCAGCTAGTGCATTTATAGCAGCAACATCATTAGCATCTCCTTTTAATTTAGCTTGTTCTGTAGCTTGGTCTAATTTTTTCAGGTTAATCTGTATATTTAGTTTTGCTAAAGCATCTGCTCTTCTAGTATCTTCAAAGTCTTTAACTTCTTTTCTTTGCTCTCTTCTAGTTGCTGAAAGCTGTGCAGGTAATCCAGATAATTTGGAGAATATTTCTGAAGGTGTAGCCGAACTACCAATAGCAGTACCCAAAGTCATAAGAACATCTGCATTAAGTTGTTGTTTCATTTGTGCTTCAGTTCTAGGTTTTTGTGTTCTTTCAGGTAGGTTCAAATCCATATTAGCAAATTTCTTTTTTTCTGCTTCTTCTACAGCAAGTCTTGCTGCTTCTTTTGTATCTGCTATTTCTTTATCTTCTTGCACTTTAATTGCTTTTGCTAAATCTTCTCTTCTTTCTCCTTCACTTTCTTTTAAAAGACTTTGTGTATCGACTACAAAATTCTTTCTATTAACTCTAGGGTCTATTTGTTTTTGAAGTCTATCTACTCGTGCTTGTGCTTGTTCAATATAAGAAGTGCCGCCACCAAGTCCGCCTCTATCGCCTCTTGCTTTTTGTTTTCTTAAATTTTCTTTAGCTTCTTCTAATTGTTTTTGTAAATAATTTAATGTTTTAGATTCTGATATAAATTCTGAAGTACCAGTATTTGTTAAAAATTCAAGTCTATCTTCTGGTTTTTGCATTACAAGTGTTGAGTCTAAATCTGTTTGAGTAGGCGTTAATGCACTAATGCCGCTCATATCCATATCAAAGTCAGGAGTAGTTGAAAGCATTGGATATGCAGAAACATCTGAACCTTGAAGAGCTTGTTCTCTTTGGTCCATAGTTCTTGTTTTTCTTTTCATGTCTAAAAAATCTTGTAAATTATTTGCATAGTCATTGCCATAAATAAAAGTATTAGTTAGTGCAGTTTGATTGCCAGTTTGATAACCAGTCAAGCCGCCATCAGCCATGTTAGAGGAAGGCATATCTCTATTATATACAGTTGGGGGGAGGATACCTGTAGCATCCTGAGACATACCTTCCAAACCTTGCCTACTAGGCATAGCAAATTCTTGAACCATTTCTTGTGCAACTGTAGTTTTAGGCATTGGTTCAGATGCTCTACTTCTCATATCAGTTCTTCTTTTTATCTCTGATATAACTACAAAAGGTGGAAAGCGAGGGTCACTTCCATTAGCTAATTGTATTAGTTCTTCATCAGGAACATATTCTAAGTCTTTTGCTATCTCTACTAAATTGCTCATGATGGTTGTCCTCCAGCACCCGGTTGTAAAGCTCTATAGATGCCAAGTCCTGTAAGACCAGCACCAGTAGCTTGACTTAATAATCCGGGTTGTCTTTGAAATGTTGATACTGTTTGGTCTGGTTTAATAGGAATACCTTGAAGTACATTGCTAAAGAATCCTATTTGGTCTCTATCAAAGTCTCTTTGCCTTACAAAATCATCATAACCCATATCAAGACCAGCTTGTCTCATTGCTCTTTCTTGCTCTCCTACTCTACCTAAAGCACCAATTCTATTCAAAGCATCTTGTTGTATTAGAGAACCAATATCTGCAAGTGAACGACTACCTTGTATTCCAAGTCTATCTCCAGCTTGTCTTAATTGTTCTTCTTGTAAACCTACTTGTCTTTCTCTAGCTAGTTGTTGCATAGCCATATTAAATGCTCTGTCTTGTCCTTTAGCTTGTATATCATCTAATCTTTGTCCTAAGTTTCTTTCTCTTTCAGATTGCATAATAGCTTCACGATAACCGCCCAAGCCTCCAGATTGTGTAGCTTTAGAAGCTATTTGGTCAGCTTGTATCTCAGAACCTCTCATAGCTTCTCTTTTAGCTATATCAATTACATTTTGTTGATATGGATTCATAAACTGACTTATGCCATCTTCAAAAGATAATCTTTCATATGGATTTATATTTGGTCTGCTTGAAGCTATTTGTCCAAGATTTTCAGAAGCCTGACTAAATTCATCAGGTGTTCCTGCAGTACCAAAACCTCTAGTCATAGCTTGTGATAAAGCTTCATCAGGTCCAAAGTCTGCAAGCCTTATTCCACCATATGGAGTGTATTGTTGTAAGCTTGATGACTCAGACCTTTGCAAAAGCCTATCAAAATAAGGCTGTGCAAATGCTGGAAGTTTTGTAGAAAAAACTTCTTGTTTCTGCGGAGTACCACCACCACCTTTAAATCTTCTCATCTTCTACCTCAAAATTATATTCAATGAAAATTGCTAATTTAGACCAATTTCTATCTTTAACCCAATTCCAAAAACCTGCACGACCTATACCTTCAATGCCATCACAACCATCTTTTTTGCCAACTTCTTCTAAGGCATCAAGAACAGTTGATGCCCAACCTTCCATGTTATTACCTGTTATATGCTCTACGCTCAACATAGTCTTGCCTGTTGGATAAACTATTTTTTGTGTAACTGCAATACCACGTATATCAAATGAGCCTGTATCAAATACTATCCAAAGTCTATGACTACCATTTAAACAATCATAAAAAATATCTTCAGGTCTAATACGACCATTTGAACGCTTACAAGATTTTTCTAAATATTTTTTAGCACCTTCCCAAACTAAAACTAGCTCGTCATTATTTACTATAGAAAAATTATATTCTCCAGTAGCTTCGTTTTTTAATGCAACATCATTCATGCTGGTAACACCTTGCTATTGTCTATAGGTTTAGCTTGTTGTTTAGTGCCATACTTTTCTGTACGAACTCTATCCATCATGTTATATAGTTCTTTTGCACCAGCATCAGAACTACCATCGCCTAACATAGATACTACATCTGCAGGAACTATAAATTCATCTTGAGATACAGCTATGGTTTCTTTACCTCCAATGTTTCCTCTGAGGTCATCATCCATACCGCCATTGCCTTTACCTGCAATCAATCCTTCTGTTTGTGCATTAGGTATTAAAGACTGTAAAACCTCTTCTCTTAAAGCTAAATAAGCATCTGTTCCATATTTTTCTACAAACTTTTGTACAATGCTGTCATCTTCTGTTTCTCCCATAATAAAAGCTTTTGCTTCTTTTATTAGTGGGTCAATAGCTGTTTCGCCACCTTCATTAAAAAGATTTTGACTAGCTCTTACATCAGCTATTTCACCACCTGAATTTACATATTCCTCTAAAATTCCTTCTTTACCAAAAGGTAAAGCAGCTAAAACACTCATAGGAATTCCATTATAGGTAGCTGGTATATTATCCAAAGGGTCTTGTTCTGCTGGCAAAGGCAAAGTCTCTAAAGGTTTCATGTTTATTTCAGGACTAGGTATAGCTGATTTTTGTAAATAAGCTGGTGGTGCAACACCTGTATATTTTTGATAAGGGTCTATAGATGTTTGAGTTGGAACAGTTTTGTAATCAACATCAAATCCACCTTTGCTAAAGTTGTCGTAAAAATCTGGCATCATTGGTTCTGCTTGAACAGTTCTATTAACATCAGTACCATCTTCCATAATAGTCATTGCTGCAGGGTTCATAGTTGCTGGATTAAAATATAAAACTTCAGGATTTATGCCCGGCATATAATCTGTGTTAATTGCATAAGGTCTTTTTTGTCTAGAAATAACTTGCGGTTTTATATCGCCACCTTCGTTAAATTGTGTAAGACCTCCTGTAGCTGAATACAATATAGGCTCAGGTCTCATCATAGCTTCGTACTCTCTTTGCAATAAATCTTGTCTGTTGCCTTCCGCTAAATCTTCTTCATATTGCTCTTGTGCTTCTATCATTCCTAAGCCACTACCACCTATTCCCAAAGGTATATAAGCTGCTGGTTGTGCAGCACCTGAAGCTAAGTTATCAAATACAGAGGTAAACTTACCAAAACCTTCTGTTCCAGTTGTTGGAGTAAAAGCATCTTTAGCAGATGTAAGTAAACTTGTTGGAGGATTATCTAAAGCAAATTGTCTTGCTACATCTCCTGCTTGTATACCAGCCTCTTTAGCAGCTTGCGATACAACTTCTTCAGTACCAGCTTTCGCTACTTCTTCAGTTGCAGTTTTTGCTACTTCTTCTGTTGCAGCTTTGGCTACTTCTTCAGTACCTGCTTTTGCAGCTTCTTCGGCTGCTACTTTTGCAGCTTCTTCTGCAGTAGCTTTTGCTGTAGCTTGTGCAGCAGCTTCTGCACCTTTAGCGGCAGCACCAGCACCCTGTAATATAGAACCAAATCCATACGAAGTTAGACCAGCTAATAAACCTTTCTTTAAGTCTCCTTCTAATAAACCTGTTGCTAAACCTGAACCAAGACCAGCACCTACTGGTCCACCAAATACACCACCTACAATACTTGCAGCAATAGGGATTGCATCACGCAAGCCAAAAGCTTCAGGCAATCCTGTTTCTGGATTGACAGTCATTTGACCCATTTGTGCTAACCCACTTAATTCAGTTGGGTTCATATGCACAAGAGTAGAGTCTCCATATCTTCCTCTAGAAGCTATGTTTTTAACTTGGCTTTGGATATTATTCATATTATTCCTCAGATGTTTCACAGCCAAATGCGTTTATACTAAGATTAGCAGTAGACGCATATGCCCTTATTTTATCAGTTTCATTAAGGGTAATGCCAATCACTAATGTATCAGTTGTATTACCACTCAATGCTTTGTCGAAAATTAAATAGTCTTTTGTTGCAGTTGCTGAACCTTCAGTAGATACAGAAATTCTGTAGGTTGCTGCACCTGAATCTCTATTAGCTATTACTATTGAACTAACAGTAGTTTGTGTAGCTGAAGGTACTGTATATAAATCTGTTTCTGTAGTAGCAGCAGGAGCTATTTGTCCTAATACTTTTAAACTATCAGACATTTCCTTTAGTACCCATTAATAAAAATTGATGACGCTTTATTGCCTTAGATAATGTAGCAGTTCTTAATGTATCTACATTAGCTAAGTCATTAAAAATATCTTGTATTATTTGTTCTATAGTTCTTCTAGTCACAAATTCGTTTTCTAATTGATACTCTGTTTCTGGTAATGGTAAAGGTGGTGATGATTTAGCTGCCATTATTTTCTCCCATCAGAACGAATATCAAATCTAGAGTCGCCTAGTCTCCAACGAAAATCTCCAGATTCATTTTCAATGCGAACAGAAACTTGTCTTGTTCTGCCTCTTGTATTTGTAAACTGTGTGCTTGGTGTTAAAGAAATAGTAGATAAAGTTGAGCGACTTTCTGCTGGATACCTTCTACCTTTCAAAGTTAAATTAACAGTATCATTAGAATTGCTAGATTCTAAAAACTCTATGTCTGGAATTACTTTGCTAATAAACATAAATGATTCTCCATCTGGGTCTAAATCAATATCTGCTGATTCTATATAGGCACTAAAATCAGAACCATCTGCAGTATTCCCAGTTTCATGGTTGTAAAGATAATTATTTTGTGTGTTATCTAATTTGCCTGTAGCTAATGGAAAGTCTAACAAAGGTGCTGGATTCCATGCAGTTCTTGTATAGCCATCTGCAGTAGTTCCAACAGTCCAAACTTTTTCCGCATAGTTATAAGTCACATACTTATCTATCTCTGTACTACTTGCAGAAGGATAAAACCAAATAACTTCATTGTGAACTTGATTATGTCCTGCAAAAATTTTAAATCTTTGTGATTTATTTATGTCGCTAAAAACATGGTCTAGCACAGTACAAGGTATTCTTTCTATATTACCTGTAGCTCTGTAAAAAGCACCATCATCCATAAAGTAAACTTGACCACCTACTGCAACTCCTGCTTTAGGTGCAATCATTCCTATTCCTCTAGCTATTTCATTAAAAGAAAAATAAAAAGGACTACCGACAAATCTCATAGAAAAAATACTTGTATCAGTAAAAACTAATGTTTCTTGTCTTGTTTGTATAGCACCAATAATTTGACTACCTGATGATAGCTTTACTCCACCTGCTGAGTTTGTAGCTGATGGTGTCCAATCAACCATATTCTCTGAGTCAGACCATCTTACAAACAAAGGGTCTACTGTACTGCTTCCAATAGGATTACAACCCAAAGCTATTAAATGTCTATCTACATCAGAAGTCATAACTTGAAAAGCAGATATAGGACAATTACTTGCACCAGCTAAAGAACTTGCTAAAACTCCTCTAGTGCCTAAACCATTTGCTTTTTGCCAGATAAATAAAGGACCACCTCTAGGTACAGCTACTAAATCTTCTCCAAAATTATCTATACTCCATAATCTTAATTGACTAAAAACAGCAACAGGACTTGTACTACCCCAAGTGCTTTGACCCCATTGTCCTGCACCCCAACCAGTTCCTGCAACAAATACATCTAGACCTGAGCCATATAAATATGTTCCAACTGTGTTTGAACCACCACCACTACCAGTATGGTCTGAAGCTTGAGCTAAAGTGACTGTATAAGTATTAGTTGTTGTAGTTTGTATTTGATATTCTTGGTTTAAAACATCAGCAGTAATATTACCACCTACAGCTACCGCACCAGAAAAAATTACATAATCTCCGGGATTTGCATTATGTGCTGTGTCATTTACTGTTAAAGATGTAGAACCATTTGCTGCTGTAAAAGTCACATCACCTGCAGCAGTTGTATTATCAACAGGTGTAATATCATAAAAAGTATTACCTTCTTGAATGTACCATTTAAAATGTGTGCCTAATGAATTGAAAGAAGCAAGAGTAGAAGTTTTATATGTATGCAATGCTCTGCAAGTTCCTAAAAAACTATTGGTTGAATTTTTAGACCAGCCTCCTATTTTTTCAGGTTTGCCAAATCTAAATCTAATTTTATCAGAGTCTCTCCAACCACCTTCATTTGCATATGAAGTTAGCTCTTTATTTATTCCGGGTCTAAATTGATATTTAACTAATGCCATTTATACTTCGTGCCAAGGCTCTCCTTGAAAAAGTAAAGCTTCTGCTTCTCTTCTTCTAACTAATCCTTGTAATACTTCTCCTCCTGCCTTGTTCCATCTTTTTATTTGATATGGAACTTCTTCATACATTTCTTTATTTAAAACTTTAAGCATAGTAGAACTAGCTAAATTTGTTGGTCCTAAGTTATATGTCCAACAAACTAAAGCATCAAATTGACATTGCTCTAAATCAACATCAACTAAATCTTCTACATAGCCTTCAAACTCTTCAAGTTCTATTTCTAAAAATGCTTCTGCTTCTTCTTTAGATATTTCCATACCTTCAAATACATCTTTAGTGTGACCCCAACCTATAGTCCAAACTCCAACACTATCTTGATAAGCTGTAAGTTCTAAGCCTTCAAATTTTTTTATAAGGGCAATACCCTCTTTAGATATTTTCATTTTCTTATTCCTCGTTGGTAGTGACTTTTCTATAGTAGACCACCACTTCTTTAAGCTCATTTATATACCTCTTAAGTTCTTGCATATTGTAAGCCATTAACTCATAGTCAGGAATTGACATAGCTACAAATACTATACGACCTTCCTCTTTTTTTACTCTTTCTAAAAACTCATCAACATTAAGCTCTGATACTACAAACCAATAGGGTTCGTTTAAATCTATCTCCCTAGGCATAACTGGTTGAGCTATGGTTCTTTTGAGAGGTTTGCTTATTACATCTACTTGTTTAGGAATCAGGCTGCAACTGTAAGCCATCATCGAGACCATCAATAATACGACTATCTGCTTCAATGCCATCAAATACTTCTTTAGTTCCATTGTTCACCCTCTTTTCTATCAACCCCGGTTTAGCTGCTGCTAGCTTGCTAAGATTGTGTCTTTTAAAAATATCAAGATACCTATTCATCTCTAGTTGGATTTCTTGATTTCTTGATTGAAGTTCTACTAATCCTCGTGTTTGCATTTCAAAATCTTGCTGCATACTTTCTATAGCTTCTTTTTGTTCTTGGTCTCTTAACTCATATGCTTTATTTAAAGATTGAAGAGAAGAATTTTGCCAATACAAAAATCCACATATAGCAACCAAAACTGATATAACTCCTAAAAGTATTTTACTCATTGACCGCACACCACAAAGATTCCATCAACTACTTGACAGTTATCATTCTTATCTACAGTTATTGTTCCTGCAGTTGCTTTGCCTTGCTTCATAATAAAATTATTTGTAGCTTCATCATAAGCTACGATTGTTTCTGTACAACCTAATAAAAATGCAAATGTAATTATTGTTAATAATATTTTTCTCATTGACTTTGTTTTATCACTATTACTGATGACCCTCCACCATTTACTTTAACTTGATTCATTACTCCATCTTGTTCTAATACAACTAAATAACTTTCGCCACTATCTATTTGTATAGATGTTGATTGTGCAACTTCTCTTGTAAGTTTTATTTCCTGACCTGAAACTACTGTTGTTATCTGTGTTTTTTGGTCTTGTCCTATACTTGTGCCTTCTATATTTACAGCAGATATTGTTTGTGTAAGTTCTTCTTCATTATCTAAAACATCAAGCTCTGTAATTATATCAAGTAAATCTTCTAAAAAATTTACATTCAAAGCATCATAATCTAGTTCTGTAAATTCTAATTCGTCTTTATCTAAAGAGTCATCAGCTAAATAATCAATATCTAATTCACCAAAATCTAACAAGTTGTTATCTTGCTTGCTTTCTGATTGCTTTTCTTCTTGTTCTTTATCTTCTTCTGGCGGTGCAATCAACAACATATTATTTATAAAATCCAAAGATAAATCTAATATGACTGGCTTACTTGGCATTGCTTCATAAACTCTAGTAGTTGTTGCTTGATATGGCTTGTTTAATATAACTGTTCCAATAGCAGTTGTAACTGATATTTCTCCAGAAGGATTGCCATTTTCATCTGGTAATAATATAAATAAACTCTTACCAGTATCAGGTTCTACTGTAATAGTAAAATCTGTACCTCGTATACCAACTACTGCAGAATTAGTTTTTAACTTAATATTCTTTTTTGATATTGCATTGGTTAAGCTTGAAGTAAATCTAGCTGTTCCCTTTACAAAATTTAAAGCTAACTTTGAATTGTCAGGGTTTGGGTCAAAAACAAATTCATCTATAACAACCATAGAATGTTCTGTAATTCTTATAGTTGTATCATCTACAAATCTTATACCCATACGACCAGCTTCGGTTTGTGCTTTGTCGTAAGACTGTATTCCAAAGTCAGTCACTACATCATAATTCTTATCTCTTTCTATCCGAGCATATCCTGATACTTGTTCTACTGTTCCTATATCAACAACTTGTGCTAGTGCCTTGGTCGTTTTGATTGACACAGAAAGTACCATTAGAACCAGAAGAAGTAATCTTGAGCCAATCATTATCAAGTGTACTTTGTTGTGTGACATTTATAGTTCTTGAGCCTCCAGTATGTGTCAAATGAAAATATGCACCTTGGTAGCCATCTCCATCAAAAGTGACTGTATTATCAGAGCCACTTATGTTCATATAGTTTGTAGCTAAGTCTTGGTCTATAGAAGAAGTGATGCTGTTGTTTGAACCATTTATAGTCCAGTCTAAATCTAATGTTGATGCCATTGCATTAGTAGCTTGATTCAAAGTAAAAGCATTTGAAGAGCCAGATACTTGTACATTTATATTTGAACTATCTGCACCATAAGTGTTATCTGGGTCTGTTTGCATAGCAAATGTATTGGAATCTCCTGTGAATTCAAAGAAACCTGTATAGCTATCTGCATATATATCGCCTCTAAATAAATTAGAGTTACCTAGTTGATTGATGTCTAAAGTCATTGTTGCACCATCTAAATCTAAAGCGGTCATCGAACCAGCAGTTGCAGTTGAACCACCAATTAAGTTTCCAGAACCTAATTGCTCTATATCTAAATTAGCTGTAGCTCCAGTTTGGTCAATAGATATTTCATTGTCTGCAACAAAAATATTTATTGATAACAAAAATATAACTGGTAATAGTTTTATCATTCCTTATAACTCCAAAATTTTTTTTGAATTCCTTTTTCTATAGTAGCTAATATTGCTTCTTCTATAGCAGACTGCAATGCTATCGTAACGCTTTCGTTTTCAACATCGCCATTTTCTATTTCAATTAGCTCTGTTCTATTTTCTATAAATCTAAATCCATCTTGATTTGTGCCAACACTAAGAATACTTTTTGTTATAGAAACTTCTATCAATACTCTGCCTGTTAATACAGATACAGTTCTTAATGATAAAGTTACAGTATCTTGTTTATACTCTTTAGAAGCACCTATACCTAATAACCTTGCACCTCTACCACCGCTTCTAGTATTAGTTTCATAACCTATAATTGCACCTTCCATTATCAAACCTGCAAACATTAATGGCTTAAGCTTTTGCGGGTCATCAAAAGATTCTCTTGTGCTTCTTATAAGCTGTCTTTCTTTTGTAAGATTATCTAAACCTATTCTTTCTACAACTTCAAAAAACTCTCCACCTGAAACTTCTTTTAATGTTTTTATAAGCAAAACATAAGGTGCTTGTGTGACTGCTGTACTGAATGTTGCAAAACTATTATTACTTCTTCTTTGCCCAGTTTGGTCTGTAAACGAAGTTGGATATACAGCAACTATAGGTTTCTTTTTGGCAGCAGGCGTTTCAGTAATTTTTTTATTAATAACACCAACCCTTTCAGGATACTTTGATATTTCTTGATTAGGCAAAGCATCATCATAAAAAACAGTACAGCTAGAAAGTAAAACTATTGAGAGGAAAAGTAATAACTGTTTGTTTATTATCTTCATTAGTAACTGTTAGTGTAATATTTGTAGTGTCTACCTTATAATCAATAGTGTTTCCTTCTAACTCTATTGTTCCATTATCTTGCGGAGTCTCTCCAAATAACTTTTCTACAAGTTGTTGTGAAAGTTTGGCATAAACTCTAGTTTCAAAATTTCTTATAAATCTAGCTGTAGTAGTGTTTTGTTCATCTCTTTCTGCTTGTTCTACTAAGGCTTCTACTTCTTCTTGTATAGTTTTGTATCTAGTATGTTCTTGATTTTCTATTGTTAAATAATGTTGCGATGTATTAACTCCTGAAAAACTAGGAGACTTAAACTTGAAAGTCATCTCACTAGCTAATGCTAGATTTACACAAAATGCTATGACTATAAACAAACCAACATACATACAAATAATTAAAGCTAAATCTTTATCTCTTGCTTTTTTTCTAGCAACTAGTTCTGCTTTAGAAGGTCTGCCTCTTTTTCTTTTAATCTTTTCTTTGGTCATCTCTATCTGCCTTTGCTATTTTATCGTTCTGTACAAGATTAGGCACACCTAACATAGTCTTTAACAAAGTATCTTGTCTAATAATTTCATTATCAACACTTCTAACTCTGTCAATTAAGGCAATTAATATTCCATGTTGTGCTTCTAATTTAGCATCTAATCTACCTTCCATAGCTTTGAGTTGTTCGTTCACTTTGTCATCAACAACATCTATTTTAGATTCCATGCCATCTATGATTCTATTAATTAATTTCCAAACAAATACACCTAGTCCTAATGCTGCAGCAACAGGAAATCCTAACTCAGTAATTAACTTTACAATATCATCCATCTACTGGCTCAAAGAGACCCATTTCAATTAGCTTGGTTCTATTAGCTTGATGTACAGCTTCTATTGCTGTTTTATTTTGTCCAAAGTATTTTGCTGCTAAGTGTGCATCTATCATTGCTTCGTTTACATCTTCTCCATCACAAACAACTGTTCCTAATACTCTGCCAAACTTACCTCTTGAATCTCTCAACTTAGTTCTTATTACAACTGTATCTGCACCTTCTACAGCCATTTTTAAAAAAGCTGCAGACATTTTGCCTCTAGCTTTTTCGTCTTTATTTCTAGTTCTTGACTCAGGCGTATCAATCCCAAAAAGTCTTACTCTTGTTTTATAAAGAACAGAAAAACCTAAATCTAGCGTGACATCTATAGTGTCACCATCAACAACTCTATCTACTGTACATTTGTATTCATACATTGTATTTCCTGTTTTCTTTTAAATATTTTAAATAAGCTTTCATATTTCTTTCTACTCTTCTATCCGCCCATATTTTTAAACTAATAAGACCTGATAAAAATAAAAGATTAATACCTATGGCTATGACAAGGTCGTAGTCCATTAGTGCATAGAAACTTCTATGTTGTCATCTTCTATTGCAAGAAGCGAATCAAGTTCTCCAATAACTGTGACTCCTTTTCTCTTAGCAGTTTTTTCTGCTATCTCTCTGCTCTCTGCAATTATATCTGGACCATCATGAGTCTCTCCTTTGTAAGTAAACTCTGTTAAAAATATTCTCATATTACCCTCGCTAAAACTTCTATAGATGCCATTGTTGCATATAGACCTACAATCAAAAGCTCTATACGAACAAATCTTTTATTACCTTCATCAAGTCTTTTTTCTATATTTTCGTATCTAATAGAACATTCTCTTTCGTGTGAATGTATCTTATTAAGTGCTTCATTACTCATTATTTATTATCATCTATTGTTGTTCGTGCCTCTGCTCTTTTTGTAGAAATGTCAGAAGGAATAGCTTTTCCTGTGTCTGCTTTTCTAACAACATACCAATCAGTATCTTTCAAATATTTTTGTGCAGTACCTACAGCATCTGATTTGTCTTGAGCTACTTTGTTAGTTTTAGTATCACTAGACATTGCTTTAAATTTGTTTATCGAATTTGTACTTGCAGCTTCATCAACATCAAAAACTGTTTGCAAACATTCACCTAAGTTAGCAAAACCAAACTCAGTTTCTTTACCTGAGATTACAACACCATCAGAATCAATTATTTCTTGTTCTTCAAGTGCAACACAATGTTCAATTAAATTTATTTCTTGTTCTGTTAAACCTGTTTTATCTATCATTAGTACATTCTCCAAGCTGATAAGTAAGCATTAGAAAAATATTGAGTAGAATTTTGACTACTTACATATCTATATCTAACTTCTTCTCCTGCATAAAATCTAATTCCAATATAATAAGTACCACTTAAAGTAATTTGCCCTTCTGCTATAAATGTAGTTGTACTCCAATCTCCAATAGCACTACCCATACCATCTACTAAATGACTGTTAGCATTTCCTGAATGAGCTAAAAACATATAAGTTGTATCTGCAGTATCACTTGCATACCTGCCTAAAGAAGCAGAGCCTCTTATATACCATGTACCTGTGCCTAATGTTATATAGTTTCCTGTGACACTTGTTCCGTTATAACCATACCTTACTGTTGTTCCTAATGGATGCCAAAAATATCCCGAAGCTGCTGTGCCTAATCCTGATGGCGGAGTTGAGTAATCTCGTTTTAAAACATCAGGAGCTCTGTTTACAGCACTTGAGCTTGAAGATAAAAAGCCTGATGAACTGTTATGTCTTAAATCTCCTGTAATTGTGCTTGATGCAGTAACTGTAGTGACACTTGGAGTTGATGAAAGAGCCAAAGTTGGAGTACCAGAAGTGCCACCTCCTGTTAAATTACTACCTGCAGTTACTCCTGTAATATCTCCCTTTGAGTCTAGTTGAGATTGAATATTAGAAGAAACTCCATTCAAATGTAAAAACTCAGCATTACTAATAGTTCCATCTGCAATTTTTGCAGCAT